TGGTTTACGTTCATGGTTTACCTTATTGTTGTTGCTGCATCGCGCCCTGCACTACTTGAGGCGTAGCGGTCTGCATAAGTTGGTTCATTTGTTCAGCTTGAAGCTCCTGCTGCTTCTCCTCTGCCGTCTTCATGAGACCCTTAGTCTCGATTTGAAGGTTCGCTGCGTAGCGCTTGAATAGCTCGCCTAGGTGCATCTCCTTAGCTGCTTGCTCTGCGCCGACTTGTTGCACTAGGTTGACGAAGGTATTGAGACGAGATAGTTCTGCTTCACGTCCTAAGCCCTCAACGCCAGTAATGACGATTGGCTCAAACGTGCCTTCTGGGAAGTGCGGTAGGATGCCGTCGCGTTCCATGTGCCCTAGTAGGACGTTAACCAATGGAAGCTGTAGGCTTTGTGCAAGTTGGCTGTATAGACCACCTAGAGACTCCTCAAGCATTTGAGTCATCATGCGAATCTCCTCGGCTGTCACACGCTCAGCGTCACGACGCACAGCGCTAGACATAAGGAAAGCCTCAGATAAGCCAGCTTGAATCTCAGCCTTTAGGTTCTGCGCAATCGCTAGGTCATGCGCTTTGTCGAGCTGTAAGCAACTCACGTCCTCTTTGTCACCTTGGACATAGTCACCGTTCTTGGCCTTGCTCAACGTCGACGCACGGGTCGAAGCGTTAGGCTTAACCATGAAGATAACCTTTGAGGCTGCGATGGATGCTTGAGTGATTGCCTTCACGAGAGCTTCGTGTGTGTTCAAGTCACCGATATGTTCTTCGGCAAATGAACGACCATAGTCTTCACCGTCTAAACGGTTCATGGTGCAGACAATCCATGGAGAGCGGTCTTTGCGGTAGCTGCTTTCAGAGCCAGATACGCGCATACCTTCGACCTCTTGATAGCTGTGCCAATGGTCGCCTTTAAGCTCAATCATTGTGTACAGGTTCAGGTCTTTACGAGGGTCGCCTTTCAAACGACGCTGCTCACGAATGGCGTTTTGCATACCCGATGGAAGCTTGCGGAAGCTAATCTTCTCGCAGACAACAATGCGGGTCACAGTGCCTTGGTCATCGCGTTCAACGACGTACTTATCCAGACGGTAGAATCGTGACTCTTTTGAGCCGATGTAGAGCAGCCCATTACCAGTCACGAGGAGGTGCTTGATGTCTTCGTAGAGAAGCGAACGCAGAGCGCGTCGTTCAAGCTCGGTCACAATCAGTTGCTCAGTCTGACTTAGCGCTGTCTCAAGGTCGCCCTTCTTGGCATCCGTTAGGTCGAGCCGTGTGATTAGCTCAGTTGAGACCCCTAGACGGACAAAGGGGTGAGACGGAGGGAATAACGCCATGACAATCTTTGAGGCGAGCTGCTTGATGCCACGCGCACCGAATCCACTGTAAGGGACACGGTATTGGGTGTGTTCATCGTCGCCTTCTTCTGGGAGGATGGAGGGGATTGTCAGACTAGAGCACAAGCGACCACGGTAGAGGTATGGGTCTCGCTCAGCCTTCAATGAGTTGTAGACTTGAGCTGCCGTGTGCTTTTGTTCCAATACTAACCTCCTGCGTTAAGACCACTGCCAGACGCCGAGGTGTTAATCTTGAGGTCGCGTCGAGAAGACGTTGAGCCACGACGCTGAGCTTGCTTTTGCTGCGCCTTGTTCTTCTTCTGGATGCCTTGAGTGTCGATGTCTTGAGTTGGTACTGGAGGTGGAGCTGGAGGTGGTGGGGCTTGGACTTCGGGTGTACTACCGCCGCACATAGTTAGTCTCCTTCTTCGATTTGTTTGATGATGTTTTGAATCTGGATGAGAATGTTCTTTTGACCAAGCTTAAAGCCCACCATGCGTTCACTATCATGTAGCTCAATGTCTAACTTGTTGTTTGACTCTAAGTTCTCTATAAGTTGACTTAATGTATTAATGTTCATAAATAGTTATCCCTTTAAGTAGGCTTTAAGTAGTCTTAAAGTATTGACCTTTGTCTTATAGGCAGTCGTAATTACAGACTTTTAACATGGTCTTTAAGCATTTGATTTAAGTACTTGTTCTTTCTCGTATTTGTCACCAAGAACTCGTTTCATTTCGAGATACATTTTGATAACAGTTGCGAGGTCTTGAATGGACATTTCGTCGTAGTCCACGGTCAAGACTTTGTGCAGATCTTCGCCAACTTTCGCCCAGTCGTTATGTACGTCTTCAAGCTTGCGTAGGAACTTCTTGTCGTAGAACTCAAGTTCAGACGGACGGCCACGCTTGCGCATACGTTTTAAGCAGACGTTAAGAGGTGTGCGAATGTAGACGTGAAGGTCTGGTTCTGGCGTATGAACGACGTCACGGAAGATAGTGTTCAGAGCTTCGTCTGAGTTACCTGCCGCCATGCCGAACAATAGAGATGACGATGGACAGCGCTCGACTAACCAGTCGCCACCTTTGCGTACACACTCAAGGTTGCGCTCAGCCAGCTTACGAGACATGTACATATTGATTTGCTCGGAAGTACCTGCTGCCATGATTGACGCAAACATAGAGTCGTTATCGACGTTCTCATCTGCGTACTGGAAGCCAAGCTCCTGAGCCAGTTCTGGAAGCAGGGTCGATTTGCCTGCCCCGATGTTACCTTCAAGGGTGATTAGCATTCTTTGATTACCTTACAGTCGATTAGATGTAATAGACGTTGATTGTCAGAGCCACGCCACGGCTTAACTGTGCGTTGTGACTTCTCGTACTTACCGTCAATCAAGACGTCTACGTACTTGAGAGCTGGATGCTCCATCTCTAGGAGCTGTTCATGGGTGTACCCTGTCCAGACCCATACGTTCTTGCCTAGGTGCGTCTTAATGAAGCGCAGAATGAACGTAATGACGTCTTGGTGACGAGGGTGCATTGGCTCACCGCCTAATAGCGAGAAGCCGTCTGCGTCGTGTAGAGCTTCTACAATCTCGCTCATAGTCCCCATGGTGAATGGATGACCTGCGTCGAAGCTCATGGCTTTCTGGTTAAAGCAGCCCTCGCAGGCGTGCTCACAGCCAGATACAAAAAGAGAGACGCGACGTCCCTCACCATTGGCATAGTCTTCTTTGCGTAACGCTGAGTAGTTCATTGCGTATCTCCATAAAAGAAAGGACGGGCAGTTGTGCATCGTTGAGAGGCTGTCCCGTCGTTAGATGAATGGTTAAATCTTGCAGCCTTCGCAATCGTCGTTAGATTGGTCGACTTTGTATTCGTATGACTTGGCGATGAACTCGCGCTCAGCCACACTGCGGCCTGCAAGTTTGAGCTTCCATATCTTGAACAACTTCATGTAGGTGTCGAAGTCGTCCCCAATGATGGCGCGACGTAGTGCGTAGATATGAGGCTCTAAGTTAGTCAGTGTGTTTGACACGGTTGATAACCTCAGTTTGCTTGCCAGCGATATAAGGTCGTGAGTTTGGAGAGCCTAGATAGCCACAAACGCGACGAGTCACGCTTAGTGTCTTCTGGTTGTGGTTGCCGCACGATGGACACTCGAAGCCCTTGGAGGTTGCTTTGGCTTCACCTGCGTAGTCACATTCACCACAGTAGTCCACTGGCGTGTTCACACCGAAGTAGCCTAGTGATGAGAGCGCATAGTCAACCACACGTTCTAAGCCTTTAAGGTTGTGCTTCATGTTCGGGAACTCGACGTAGCTGATATGACCGCCAGAAGCAATCCAGTGATATTCCTTCTCGAAGTCAATCTTCTGAGTTGGAGTCACCTTCTCACGAACGTCTAGGTGGAATGAGTTGGTGTAATAGCCATGGTCTGTCACGCCTTTAATCTCACCGAACTCAGCCTTGTCGAGACGCGCAAAGCGGTCACATAGAGACTCAGATGGTGTCGAGTAAAGACCGAAGCCCCAGCCGGAAGCGTACTTCTCATCGTCCAAGCGTCCACGCAGGTAACGCACGACGGACTTAGCGAACTCCTGCTTTGACACATCGTTCTTAATGTCGGACTCAGGGAACATCGCCTTGACCATCTCCTCGATACCAATGTAACCAAGAGAGATAGTCGCACGACCGTTCTCCATGACCTTCAACACGCTGTCTTCTGGGTTGATGCGCATACCGCAAGCACCCTCAACGTATAGGATTGGAGCGACCTTAGCTTTCACTGAACGTAGGCGCTCGATGCGCGTGTACAGTGCTTGAATTGCGAGGTCTGTGCGTTGCTCTAGGAGAGTCCAAAACTCAGACTCATCGCCGTTCGCTTCGATTGCAATGCGTGGTAGGTTCAGAGACACAACGCCCATATTGTTACGACCATCCGTCTCACCTGTAGAGCACTTGCTTAGGAACGAGCGACAGCCCATTGGAGCTTTAAAGTCACCTGTGATGTCGACGTTGTTCTCGTAGGACAAGAAGTCTGGATACATGCGCTTGGAGCTACACTCAAGAGCCAGTTGCTTAATGTCGTAGTTAGGGTCTGTGCTAACTGCATTAACTCCGTGCTTGACAGTGAAGACGAGCTTAGGGAACACCGCAGTTCGTTTCGATTTGCCAAGACCTGCAAGTCGTACTTGAAGGATTGACTTCTGAATGAGACGAGCTTCCCACGATGTACCCAAGCCAAAGCCCAAAGTACAGAATGGCGTCTGACCATTCGCTGTGTGAAGGGTATTGATTTCATATTCAAGAGCTTGGAATGCGTCATAAGTCTCTTTCTCTGTGCGTTCTTGAGCGAATGACTGAGCGGTGAACTTGTCGCCCTTAAACCAACGAAGACCTAGAGCCAGCCATTTGTCATAAGACGCACGGACGTAAGGTGCTAGGTGTTCGTCGATACGGTTCACTGTGTTACCGCCATAGATATGCGATGCGACCTGCGCAATGATTTGAGCTACCAAGGCAGTCGCCGTGCTGATTGACTTAGGTGTCTCAATCTCAGCGTTACCCATGTTGAAGCCATTCTCTAACATGCCCTTGATGTCGATTAACATACAGTTGAACATGCCGAACATTGGCGCATAGTCTAGGTCATGGTAATGAATCTCACCTTTGATGTGAGCCTCAGCGATGTGCTTAGGGAGGATATGGTTCAAAGCGACAAACTTAGCCACCTCGCCTGCCACCATGTCACGCTGAGTTGGGATGCGTTCAGACGCTTTGTTAGCGTTGTTGTGCATCAGTTCGGCAGACGCTGTGCCACCCACAATGCCTGCCATAGTTTCAAAGAGTCCTTCGTAATCGTAAGTCTCCTTTTGTAGTTCTAGTTCTAGTTGTTGCATTTCGTTCCTTTTGAGTTGTTGGTTAGTTGTCTTTAAGAGCCTTCCAGCTATGTGGGAAGATTGGCTCAATGACATCACTCACAAGGTTGGCGAAGTGCTGAGCTTCAAGCTGTGCATGGCCATCAGCGCGAAGACGGTACAGATGGAAGAAGGCAGTTAGAGAGCCTGTCCAAATCCATGTAGTCATCATGTTTTGCGGAAGGATGCCACGAGCTTGCTCAGGCGCTACGCCTATCTCAATCATGCGCTCATAGGCTTCAAGCATTGCGTCTTGAATGTCCTTAGTGAGAGCGACAAGTTCTTGAGATTCTGGGTGAATGCCTGCTGAGCCTTGCTTGATGCCGCCTTGTGGGCGAGCGCGGTAGTTGTCAGGTACGTACAGTTCGACGCCAGTGTCCACGTAACGACGAGACACTTCGTTCCACGACATACCTACTTGATGCTTACCTAGTTGACGAGCCAACCAGATAGGCGCTGAGCAACGCATCGTCACGGCTGTGTGACGGAACGGAGAGGTGTGCTCATGGCGAGCTAGGAAGTCGATAAGACGGACGTCCTGCTCATCCATCTCCTCCTTCCATTTAGCGAAAGAGACACGAGCCACGTTAGCGATGCGTAGGTCATCACCCATATAGTCAATTAGTTCTACTTTGATTTGGTTCACTTGGTTATCCTTCTAGTAGGTCAATCCGACGATTGAGTACGGCGAGTTCTAGCTCCATATCGTGTATGTGCTGGAGTAGTACCGTTTGCTGAGAAGCGTCTAATGCGAGAAACCCCAGACCACTGGCGAACGCGTTTAAGTTGGCAATGCGTTGCTGTAGATCTAGGGCTTCATCGTTTAAGCGGAGATAGTAAGAGTTACTGAGCAAGAGCATCATTAGCCCTCTACACGAGTAGCCATCTCTTTGTATTTGCGAGCTTTGTTGATGTCCTGCTGTAGGTCGTCTTTGTCACCTGCACGAAGGCGGTACTTGAGGACGTTACCTAGGCAGTAGGCTTGCCATGGAGTTAACTTGCCTGCTAATGAGTCGAGCGCAGGCTGAATGATGTCTTTCGCTTCCACGCCTTGAATCACTTGGTAGTGCGAAGGTGAATGCACTGGGTCGGATTCAGTTGGAGCTGAGCCGTCAGACGCAGGAGCATGTGAGATGCTGAACTTAGTCGCACCTGCGAAATGAGAGCCTTTAGAAGACAAGATGATTAGGCCATGAGGCTTAACCTCTAAGACCACCACCTCCTCGTTAGGAGCGGCAATCAAGGCGTCCTCAGAGCGGCACACTAGGACAGTGCCAACACGTACAAGCTTTTGATGTGCTAGTTCTTTTGCTGTGTAAATCATTAGCGGTGGTCTCCTTCGCCCACGATAGTTCCGCGCTCTAAGCGCCCTTCAAGTTTGTTAAGGTTGTATTCCGCAATCTCGACAAGCGTGAGGTTGTTGTCTGCGGCGATGTTTGCGATGTTCCATAGGACGTCACCAAGCTCTGCCTTGATGTCTTCAAGGTTTGGCTCAACGCCCTTACGAATAGCCTTTGCGAACTTGCCTTGAAGCTCGCCAGCCTCCTCCCCTAGAGCCAACACTGCGTAGCTAGGATGTGGGTAAACAGCAAAGCGGCGAGCCTTCTCTTGGTAGTCATTGAGGCTTAGCGGTAATGGGTAGTGGTAACACATAAGCTATCCTCACATGTGACTACATAATGGCAAACAAATCAGCGATGTTCTTTAGGTCACGTTTAATCTTGTCTTTGCGTGTCTCGCTGTACTCTGCCTGTTTGTCTACAAGGCTTAGGATGTCGTTAAGGAACGTGCGAGAGATAGATAGACGAGCGATGTCCATGCCACGCTTATGAGTTAAACGAAGCTCGATTTGGTCGATGTCTTTCACCATCTCTTTGATGTGCATAGCGTCTTCAATGCGACGTTCGTGTTGACGTAGTGTGTTCTCGCAAGCTTCGATGCGCTTACTTAGTAGAGATGCCATAGTGGTTTCCTTATGTTTGAGTTGTGTATGGATAAAGTCAGTACAATAGGCCGCTCAGATGAACGACCTACAGAAATGACTCTAAGTCACTTGTGACTACTTAGTCGCCAAGTTGATTGAGTTTGGTTAGAATGACAGACGCAGCGACTGACTTGTTCGTGCGTTCGGCAATCGCCTTGTCTAACTTGTCTATCACCTTGTCACGCTTCTTCTCAGTCGCTTGCGCTTTCTTCAACTGCGTAGCAGCTTCACGAGCGGCTAAGAAGCCTGCGATGTTTAGTAGTTTGGTAATGAGCTTAATCATTGGTTTCTCCTTAGTGAGGTGTGAATAGGACTGTGTTGGTCTTGAAGCAGAACTCACCGTGACGCAGGATGCGAGCCACCATGCCATTCTGATAGCACTCCTCTGAGGTATGCCCTGCTTTCGCATAGTGAGACGCAACGCAAGCGCCACGGTCGCCTGTAGGTGTCTTCTTCCAACGGACTTCAACCTGCCCTTTACGAGCACCTGATTTGAACTCATGGTTAGCCGGAACGAGTAGCACTGGGCTAACTGCGAGATCTAGTGCAGTCTTCTCGCCAATGCCTTGACAGCCTTCATAACCGTCTGTGCGGTCGCCCATGAGCCATTGCTTGTAGTAAAGGACGTCAGCCTCTGCCTCGCTTTGAAGCCAAGGAGCAAAGTCTTTGTCAGGCGTGTAGTGCCACGCAGGGATAGACTTCATGTCCTTGTCGATAGCGACGATGACCTTCTTGTCGTCTCCATGCCACTCAGGGTTGGTCGCATAGATACCCATCAGGTCATCAGCCTCAAGCATGTCGTGTTGGAAGAACTGATAGTTGTCACGGATGTACTGCAAGGCGTAATCGAGAATCATCGGACGGCTAATCCAGTTGTTGATTGAGTCACGGTTGGCCTTGTAGCTAGGCATGATGTGTTTGCGCCAGTTGTCTGTCCCAGAGAGGAACATGTAGACGTTCTCTTTACGGCAACTAATCTCTTTGCGTAGGTACTCGATGCGGTCATCAATCGCCTTAGCGACTTCGTTCTCGTCTACTTCAAGAGTCCAGATACCGTCAGGCCAGCGATGGCGCTTTTGACACGCCGCCGCCATTTGGAATGCAATCCAGTCTGCATCAAATAGTCCGATAGTTTTCATTGCTTATTTCCCCATGTGGTATAGAGGTACAGCGTTTGCAGTCTCACCGCCCATCAGAGTTGTTGGGACGCTACCGTTCCATGACTTCATGCGTTGCATGTCGACTTCGATACGGCGAGATTCAAGTAGTGCAGGAGTTAGAGAAGCAGCTAGAGCCTTGTTACCCTTAGCCTCAGCTTGCGCAGCGTACAACTTAGCGTCAGCTTGTTGCTTCACGTCGTAAGCCTGTGCGTCAGTCGCTTGCTTACGTTCATATAGAAGTGCGTCTGCGGCTGCTTGACGAGCTGTCTTGTTGTGAAGTGCAGACTTAGCGGCTGCTTCTGCTTTCGCAGTATCACGAGCGTAGACAAGGGTTTCTTGAGCTAGACGTGCTTTCTCTTGTGCTTCACGTTCTTCAAGCTCTTTCGTTACGACGATTGCCTTTTGAATCACATCAGGAAGTGTGATGTCTTGGATGTACACAGCGTGGATGTTTAGGCCGTACTCAGAGGCAATCACAGACAAGCCGTCTTTCACTTCGTCTTGAAGCTGAGCTTGAACGTCAGCCTTGTACAGGTCTTGAGCCTTCTCTACGGAACGACCAGCTTCACGCAATAGCGCTAGAAGTGGTTGACGTAGTAGCTTGGTCTCAACGTCTGTCATAGTACCAATGGTTTTACGAAGCTTGGGCGTAGAGCTGGCTTCAACTGACCACATGATTGTGACGTCTGCGAATGACTTGAACTTGTCTTGTGAGGGAATAGAAACGTTCTCAATGCTGAACGCATTCTCCTTCACGTCGTAACGGTCGAACGAGTAGAACGGGTTGGTCATATGAAGACCTTCGTCTAAGTAAGTCTCTTGGACTTCGCCGAACAAGGAAGGTACTTTGACCTCACCTTGGCTTACGATTGTGAATGGTTTAAGAGCAATAACAGCGATAACAGATACACCGATTAAACTAGCTGTGATGATTTGCTTTAAGTTCATTTTGGTTTCCTTTTGTTGTTGTCTTATAGGCAGTCGTAAATAGCGCCCACGACGAGATAGCCCAGAGCTACTAGCGCTAGGTAATGGATTGGTTTCATTTGGTTTATTCAGGTTTGCGTGGTGGTGTTTCTTCGAGCTTGTCCACACGAGGACGGACAAAGCGAGGGTGACGGAACTTGCCGTCCTTAGTGACTTCCATGCACTCGACTTCGATAAGCATTCCTATCGCAAGTCCTTGGTCGTGCAGGTCTTGCCACTCTTGGCGTTGTGCATCGGTAAACCCAGTGCCTACCTTGCCGTAAGCCGTGATGAGAGCGCCCATGCGTCCCTCGTGTTTACCAGTGCCAGCTTGGAAGCCTGTCACTAGGACGTCGTAGGTCTCCTTGTTCTTGACCTTAATCCAGCGACCGTCTTTCAAGCGCTCCAAGACCAAGCCCTCATAGCCACAGCCTAGTGATGCCTCAAGCTGCTCTTGGATGTACGCAGCGCTAGGGTCTGAGACAATGCCTAGGTCAAGACGAGGGTCTAGGTTTGGGCGAAGCTCATAGATAGCGCTATAAGGCACTGTGTCGCCTTCGTGTGTACGCACAGCGCTAATCGTTGAGTCCCAGTCACCTAGGAAGATCTCAGCGTCTTGGATGTGCTCAGGGATTGGCGGTAGGTTGTACAAAGGCTTGTTAGAGCGAGACACAATCTCGCCCTGTTCGTTGCGCGTTAGACGTACACCGTCAATCTTCACGGTCACGCGGTAGTCCCCTTTCAGAGACTTACCGTTCCAGTTGTGAGCCTTCTTAGGTTTAAAACTCATCGTCGCTACCCTCCACTGCCACAATGTCAATGTCTAGGTAACGCATCTTGCGAACATCCAGAGGCTTACGACGAAGCGGTACTGCTACGAAGTGACCAGGTGTTAGCTCGTTGACTAAGTCGTCAAACTCGTCATGAGTTAACTCAATGCGGTCAATCACACGGTTGAGGGACTTAGCCTTGTAAGCTTCTTCACGAATAAGTTCAGAGATAAGTTTCTTGTAGATAACTTTCATGTTTACCTCATAGCTTTGGACGTGGTTGATTCCACGAGGCGCAGAGATGCCAGAGGACAAGCCCCACGCCGAACGTTAGAAAAGTTGGTAAGAGAGACATAGAGCCTCGTTTGGTCTGTCTTATAGGCAGTCGTAAATACCGCCAGAGAGGATTAGTGTGTTTCGAACCAAGATGAGCCGATGTCGAACTCAGCGTCGAGAGGACAGTCAACTGAGTAGTAGTTCTCAACGAAGTGCATTGCGTCTTTGCAGATTTGGCCTAGCTCTTTCGCAATGTCTTCTGAGCGACAAGCTACTTGCACCTCATCGTGTACCCATGCGCAGAACGCATAGTCACCATCGAAGCCGTGCTTGTAGCCACGTTCTTGCATCATTTGGTCGACTACGACGCACCACATTTTGCAGATGAGAGCGCCATCTGATTGGAGTTGAGTGTTTAGAGCTGAGTGTTGAGAGCGGCAGAAGACTTTGCGTCCATCTAAGCCAACGACATAACCGTCGTCCTTAGCTGCCTTCTTGCACTTCTTGATTAGCTTATCGAGAGCAGGAAGACCCTCTAGGAACTTCTTCTTAACCTCTTTGCCTTTCAAGATGTAGCAGACACGTTCACGAGTCCAACGCTCACCACGACGCTCAAGCTGCTTGATGATTGGGATATGTGCGCCAGCTTCCTTCCACGCTAGGTATTCCTCGTGGGTATAGCCGACTTGCATACCGATAAGCTCATC